CAGATCGTGAAATCATTTTTGTTGTCGACAAAACTGGTAATAAAGGAAAGACTTGGTTCGCCAAGTATTACTGTCAGTTACATGAGAATGCTCAATACATGGAACCGTCTAAGAAAGCTGATATGGCAATGGCTCTCCAGGATGATCTCCGAGTCTTGTTTGTAAATGTGACACGTCAGCAACAGGAACATTTTCAGTACTCCTTCTTCGAAGCTCTCAAGGACGGAATGGTATTCAGTCCCAAGTATGAGTCCCGAATGCGCTACTTTAAACCTGTCCACATAGTGGTCATGATGAATCAGGAACCTGATATGAAGTTACTATCGGCAGATCGTTACAAACTCGTAGAGCTAAATTAATTAAAGAATCTATCCAACATCAAAATTCTTAGGTCAGGGGAGCGGAGCGGACCGCAGCCGTGTCTAAGTCTTGGTCTTGGTCTATTCGTTCCAGAATACAGTATTTAACTGATTTGCACAGAATAAGTTATTGGTTGCTGCGTCTGAGAAAGCAGCTGACTGGCTTGGTATACACCACATCAAAACGTGAATAGGATAATACGGTTTGGTTGCCGCATGTTGTTCAAACTCCATCATTTTGTTCATCTGAAGGTATCGGTCGATATTCCAGACATTACTACTGTAATTGTCGTTGATTGCTCCAGTGGTTGTTGTGGTGATCGGTGGAACTTGTGTGCCAACTGAAGTCTCTCCATAGGCATTTACTTGTGGATGCATGGTCTTCTTTAAATGCATCAGAATAGTCATTTTGTTCTGACTAATCTTGCTAAATGCCATGTTGTAATCCCAAAGGATTAAGTTATTAACGAAGTCAACTGTGTTGTCTGATGTTTCTCCTAGATTACTGATCCAGAAATCACTTTTTAGTCCATCCCATGTTTGAGTTGGTTCCGGTCGCTTATTTTGCACTACCATGAAGTGCATAGTAATGGGTACAGAATAGCAAGTCTCGATCTTTGCTTGGAATCTGATCCCCCCAACCTTAATTCGGTTTTTAGTTCGATTTCCGTTTTTGAAAGTTAACATCGAAGTATTTATTCCTCCATCAAAGACTGCGTTGGGAAACGTAATGTCATAACCACGCATTGTTTGCTGTGGGGCTTGAATCAAAGACTCAACCTTCTGTAGTTGGTTCCAGCGCCCCACTTTAGTGGTTACCATTTTCCGGTTTACGCTGAGCTTTCCGCTTGCTCTCATGGTCCGTCGTCGTCTGTACAGCCCTTGTATTTTTCGAGCAGCAGTTGAGCGCGAATATTTGGCGCGCTTTCGCGTGGATCGACTCCGTGAACGAGATCTTTTTTGAATCATGATTCAGTTTTCTCGGCATCAAATTTATGAACTCACAAACACGATCAAATATTTGTCTGTATCAAATTTCCGGTCGCGCTTAATCTCAAACGTGGAGGCCAAAGGAGGAGGGGTACATTATTACCCCCTCCTCCGGCCTCGGCCTCTTCCCATAAATCTTAATCATGGTCAACGGTGCTAAGCATTACTGTTTTACCTGCAATAACTACACCGATGCCGACTTGCTCCGGTTACGCTCAATCCATGCGGAAGGAAAGACTTCGTACCTCGTATGGTCACAAGAAATCGCTCCTGAAACCGGTACTCCGCATCTCCAAGGTTACATCTCTTTTATCAAAAAAACAACTCTCTCAGCCGCTAAGAAAGTGGTTGGCATCCAAGCCCATTTTAGCGTTTGTAAAGGAACCCCTCAACAAAACCGAGACTACTGCACTAAAGGTGGAGTTGGTATAGAAGAATTCGGAGTATTGCCTGTTCAAGAAAAGGGTAAACGTTCGGATCTCTCTGACTTCATGGAAGCTGTCAAATCTGGTATTGTTGACAAGAAACGACTCCGTGAAGAATTCCCTGATGTCTGTGCGAAGTATCCTCGTTATGTCATGGACTACGTTGGAGACCACACTCCTCGTCCTCAAGTCGATCCTCAGCCTCTCTACGAATGGCAGCAGGATCTCTACGACTATCTTAAGCTCCCTCCCTCAGATCGTGAAATCATTTTTGTTGTCGACAAAACTGGTAATAAAGGAAAGACTTGGTTCGCCAAGTATTACTGTCAGTTACATGAGAATGCTCAATACATGGAACCGTCTAAGAAAGCTGA